CCCCGAGACTGTTTCTCCAGTTCGTATTGTTTCGTTAACAATCCTAAGTCCATAGGTGGTAATCCTTCTATTCAAAGATACCACTAATACAATGATGGATTTGAACAATAACATACAGGAATTGGGGTGCTGGTGGTATCTATCCACCATCGAAATGGTGTACCAACGGATTAGCAATCCGCTGCATTACCACTCTGCCATCCCTCCTTCCTTATATATCAATGACTTAGCAGCCATTTTGTCCTAGCCCACATTGCCGTAGTGGCATCGAGTGGTATCTAATCGGATGGGTGTACTGATTAATGAAATTCTTCAAGAAGTCCAGCGCCATACTCGATATCGTGTACACTATTCTTAGCGTAAATTTGAGTGGTCGATAACTTAGCATGTCCCATCCACTTCATAATGTCGTTAATGTGCATCTTCTTCTGTACCAATCTAGATGCACAAGTGTGCCTCGTAACGTAGGGAGTAATCCCCCTGTCCCCATTGAACAGTTCTTGTCGAGCCTTCTCCCACCAGTAATATATCACATGGTAAGGTAGATCTTCAAAGATGGGTGAGTGATTACTCCGAGATTTAATAATATTTCTACACCTAGCAGTGAGAGGTATGATGCGGGACTTAGCGTTCTTAGCAAACCAGTCTTCTTCGAACTCATCCTCCGCATCGACAGGTTCAATCCATACACCTTCATCGGTGACATGCTGATGACCTATGACCAACGACTCCATTGTTCGTAGACCTGTATCACAGCTAAAGTGTAAATGTTGGGCGAGTTCATCTCTGCCGTGATCGATGAACCACTGAGATAGCATCTTTTCCTCATTAGGAAACAACCATCGTACCCTACCTTTAGGTTCCTTCTCTCTCTTGAAGAAAGGCTTAGAAGACATAGAGACATAGCCCTTCTCCGCTGCCGCTTCCCACATCTTAGAGATAGGTGCTAGTTTCCTGTTTATTGTAGAACCTTTGTTACCTTTGTCTTTGAGATACTGCTTGTAACCAACAATCTCCTCAGGGTGTATGTCAGTTATCAACCTGTGTTTACCTAGATACTCACAGAGAAACTCCGCTCGTCGAAAGCTCTGGTTCTCGTCCTTGTTACCTGACCAATGCAGTACTCGTGCTAACTCAGCAGCCTCGATGAGAGTACACGCCGTCTTGATTTCTGACTCAGGTCCCTTACGGACAGCTTCGGACTCAAACCGAAGAGCTTCTTCCTTAGTATCGAACTGCCTTCGTACTTCCTTCCTTGCCCCGGCAGTATTCTTCTTGACCCCCGGTGTGCGCCAAACAACACGCGCCCACCACTTACCGTTCTTGCCTAGCTTGACGCTCAACGGTGCACCTCATCTTTTAAAAAGTCTGAGGCACCCTCAGAGTCTGCCAACAATCTCATAATGTTCTGACCTTTAGGTGTAAGCGATACGATCTTGTGCTTACGATCCATAATATCTTCTTCAGTTTTTATGAGACCAAGACCCGGCAGTCCCTTGCGGTGGATAGATCCTAATGCCGCACAGTTACGACTGATGGAGGCTTGAGACAGACCTGCCATAGACCTTAGTGACGCCATTCTGCAAGGGGCAAACCGCATAACCATCAACAAAGTTATGGCAGTTTGTAGCTGCATCCTGTCATCAAGTGAGCGAAGAACACGTAAGCTCTGGATTAGATCTACTATCTTTGGGTTCAATTGTTGCATGTATTTTTAACCTCTGGGAGGTAGGGTTTATAGTACATCTTATCCACAACACCAGAGGAGAAGAAGGGGCTATTACCTTTAACGCTTTCCGTATAAAAACTAACAGAAGGTGTTACACCTGTTTGTCTTAATAGAAAACCCGCTTCAGAATGATGCGTTGCTACTTGCTCGCACATAATATATCTAATTCTAGTAAGTTGTTCAGTTAGACTACGACTATCTAAATAGGGATCGAAATCAAAGTTAAGGTCATCCCTTGTGGCAAACAGTATCTCAATTAGAGCGTCCAACTCATGGGTTTCCCCCGTGTATTGCTCATAGTCTTGACAAAAACTCTCAAACCTTACTACATGGTCTATATAATCTTCCCTGTTTTCGATAATTCTGTGCCGTTTCTCTAACTTTTCGAAGTCTCCTTCTGCCAGTTGAGAAGCGTTAATGATAGGGTTCTTCCGCATGCGGGATAGAGGGTTGAATTTCTCTGCCGTGAGCATCACAGCTTTACCTATGATAAGCAAATTCAAAGCTGCTATCTCAGCCTCTAAATAATTATCGTTCATTTCTAACCCTCCATCACTGTTGTTGAACTGTCACCATCCTGAGTAATTTGCGAAGGTGTATGCTTCATGGCAAGTCTAATCGCCGCCTCAACCACCAAACTTTCGGTAATATCCATCTTGGCCGCTGTCTTTTTAACAAAAGTTATTGCGTTTTCGGTTAGACCGAAGTGACTTATATATGTGCTACTTTTTTTCATGGTTAGCTGTCTCCCTCTAGGTCATCATGCCACTTTTCAACTTCCGTTTCGAGTCGTTGAGTAATCTTGTTTAACAGCATGTGAGCTGAGTGCATAGGCGTCGGTGCGGTATCAAACACTAACTGGATTAAAAAGTCTGACATCACATTCGACATTTCGAAAGTGGTGACGCCTTCTTTTGAAAGCAACTCGGTTTCGTTCAGCAAGGCATCATAAATACGTTCGTACTTTTCTTTTTCCATTAGCTGTCTCCTTTTGACCATGCCATGTCCGCTTTTAAGCCGGAGACGCAATGCAAATATTCATCGATGGCTTGAATGCCAGCGGCGCAAGTTTCGCGAAATAATTTTTCTGATGGTGCCGCGTCGGAAAATTCAAAATCATAAATAGCGACGGCATCATTTAGTAGCGCATCCGTGTAGACTAAATCAGACAACGTAGCCATGTCGTCGTCTTCAACGCACCACTTGGCTAGAAATTCGGGAACTTTTCGATGTATTATATACCCTTGTTCGTCGGCAAAAGGGTCCATGCCCACAATCCAATTACTCATAGTTGAATTCCCTCTAAAAATTCGGCGGGAACTTTATCAAATTTGCCTTCTTCAATCCAACGGCGATATTTTGCGTCTTTTGCTGCCGCCGCCCGCTCGTACTTTTCGTCGGCCAGATCTTGGTAATCGTCTGGCAGTTCTAGTAATTGGCAATCGTCGTAAACATTACGACCTTTGCGTGTGATCTTTCCACGCTGGATCACCTCTTCGGCATCGTATCCTTCCGCGTCATGCACTTGTATAGAGAACGTATGCTGACCTCGTTTTGCCCCATAGCTTTCTTTGAGAATAGTACCTTCGATAGTCCGACTACCGAGGTAATATGGGTTTTTCCATGATCCACCAAAAACGCCTTCAGTGAATTTAATTCTTGAACCTACTACTAAATCCATTCGTCTATCTCTCCTTACATTTGGTGATGTGCCGTAACAAGGCACGGGTTTTAACGAACTTCTTGTCGCAATGAGGACAAGTATGGGCGATTACGAGCTCGAACCGGGTTGAGAAACCCTTAGCTTTCCTAGGGATGTCCTTACGTTTGACTTCCATCCCCATCATGTCCGGTTCTCTATCTTGTCCAAGATGTAAGCAGCCATGCCATGCCAAGCTGAACCGTCAATAAAACCACTGTCGTATAATTTAGGGTCAGCGGCGACGACCTGTTCGCTATACTTTCTGATTGCTTCCAAGACGAACACTTGAGCTAGTGCACCGTGTGGATTGAAGGTCATCAGATCCTTTACAAATTCTTCGTTAGTCATAGCTCTTCCTCATCCTTTCTATAGTCCTACAAGCCTCAAGCCTTTGGTTCTCTTCCTCGGTGTTGAGCCAAGAATGCATACTCAAAGCAATCCTCATGTTCCTGATAGCCCATACAGGTTGATTGCCTACGATTGTTCGGGCTTCCTCGATAGTCATCCTTATCCCTCCAAGCCCATATCACCTGCAATATGAGGGCGCAGCATGGTTCGAGGAGGTAGTGACTTGACGAATGCCTTGTGTGCCTCGGCATCGCTTATGTCTGAGGACCCCTCAGACAATCGAGACCACCAGATGTTGCATTTACCCTGCCCCGCATAGCACTTGTCCTTCTTGGGACCGTGACCAGTGAAGACAACGAAGTAATCACGGTCCTCCCGCGCACACAGCGGAGTGCCATCACCACAGTTACGGCAGTTCAGTCCCTTGATGTACTCATGGGGACACCGCACACCCCGTACAGGTTTGCCATCGGAGAACGATGTGCATTCTGTCTTAACCTCGATGTGCTTGTGGCTTGGCTTGTCGTCCCAATAGTCTGGCGGGACCACCGTGACGCACGGCACACCCGCTTGCTGCATCCGCGCAGCACTGCCAACATCAGGACGAGAGTAGTTGATGGTACACTTCGGGCCAGTATACGTCATAGTCTTGGCTTCGATAGGGAAATCGCAAGGGTCGAAGTGTGTGTATGTCCAAGCTATACCTTTCTTCGGTACGCTGTATCGCACCGCTCGATAGTACTCTTCGTCTACCTTGGCGGTTCCGCTGTTACCATCATGCATGAGTTCGCATGAGGTAGGGCAGGTGCCAAACTTGTTGCCTTCACCTGCTCGATACGTCACCGCAATGCCCTTTGTCTTTGGGGCGCGGCTGCTTTCTATTGCATGTAACATGATTATTCCTAGGTCGGGAGGTTTAGCGAAAGTCTAAGGACCCCTCAGACTTCCGCATTGGTTGCGATAGTGAATTGATTAGGGTAAAACTTCGACGCTACCCTTGGCGTGGCTAGGGTATGCTTCAATCCACTCGTCGGTAGCTGCAATAAGCATCCCGTTGTCCGTTACGTCACGGACATACGTATCGCCCATGTCATACCCCCCATGTGTGAAGGGAGATGATGCGGCGACGAACCAACGTGCATAAGGGTCCTTGTTTTCACCTTCAACTGAGGACCAAGCCTTCAAGACACGCCACTCCCAGCCTGTTAAGGCGTCTTGATAGATGGCGTAAGGCGTATCTTTACTTCTGGATTTCCTGAACAACGCTTTAGACATAGTTATCTCTCCTTAGAAATTGTCACCTGATTTAGTTGACGGAAAAGTCTGCAAGTTTCCGAAGCGGTCATAAGTCACAAGAGTTGCGTGACTTATTGATATGACTCTTCCATCTCGGTTTACGGTTTCGATAGCCGTATGCCTCTCGATTTGTTCGGCATTCTTAGACGGCATTGTTGTGTGGACCGTGTTGAGTCCGACCGGGACCCACGGTGGCGGATATAGTACCGCGCTAATTGCCTCTACTTTTGACATCGTTGAGTACTCCTTAATGATTGTCTGAGGACCCCTCAGACTTTGCTTAGGTCGGGAGCTGTACCTAAAGAGAGGTACAACATGAGAAGTATGACATATTTGCAACACTATGTCAAGTTGTGCAACTGTGCGTTACAACGTGATACATACGATAATGGATAAGACAAAAAAAAACCCAGCCACAGCCCTAAGGCCATGACTGGGTTAGTTTGGGAGGTTATTTCAGGGAGTTAATAATTA